ATGGCGATGTCGTCACCGTTCGGGAAGTTGGCCAGAGCGCCGTGGCCCAGGTCGCCTACGATCATGTAGGTGTCGCCGGAAGAGGCAGCGCTGAAGGCTTTGATCGTGTCGTTGAACAGCACGGTGCGGCCCTCGAAGGGATCAGCGTTGAACTGATTCGCGTACTGGGCAGCCTTGAAGGCGCCCCAGGTCAGCTTGTTCATCATGATCACGGGCTCGGCGGCTTCGTCAGACAGCTGGGCCATAGCAGCGGCAACGGTGCCGACGCCGATGGTGGTCACTTTCAGGACGGGAACGGCGGGAGAAGTGGTCGTGGAGACGGTGCCGCAAGCCTCGATGGCAGCGATCACCTGGTCGGCGGCCTTCTTCGCGATGCGATAGGTGAGCTCATCATAGATGTAGCGCAGGAAAGCTTCGCCGCGGAGGTCGAGGGCCTCATCACTTACAGAGCAAAAAGTTAAGCGCCGTTCGCAAAACGGCGCCGATGGTTTTCCCATCCTTCCACTTTCATGGAAGAGCAGACTATATCTTCATCCGCATTTCTGCGGAGCGCATCACTTCGGGGCGCTTGCCCCTACTCCCTCACGGGATAGTCGTTGAACCTTCCCCTGTTCGGGGCTTGGCTGCTGATTGTCCAATCCGGTCAGTTTTCAAACCGTCGCGTCTGGCCTTGTTTCATGCCTGCGCTGTGGTCTGCCGGCTCTCAGGATGTTCCAGCAATTCAATGCGTTTTAAGTGAACCTCTTGGGCTTAAGCGGCCCGGCTAATCCACTTCTTAATGCTCGCGGGGACCAGATTCACGGTGCCCAGCACGAGGGACTCTTCGGAGACGGCTGCGGCGCCTTCGGTGTGGACGGTGGCGGCGTCAGCGGAGATCTCGAAGCCGACCTTCAGGTTGCCCTGGATGTAGGACTTGCGGACGGCAGCCATGATGCCTTCACGCTGCCAGGCGGTCTTCACGATGTCGTAAACGAGTTCGGGCACAGCCACGGTGCCGGAAACGTTCTCGGTCAGAAGAGCACGGCACTCAGTCGCGTCTTCGGATTTGATGTACTCGGCGAAAGCGTCGATGTACTCTTTGGAATTGCGGATTTCCATTTCGCTCATGGGTTTATCCTCCGTTTTAATTTCTTCGGTCACTCTGCCTTCGCCGGCAGCGACCTTTGCGCGGATCTCGACACGCTGGGCTTCGGCAGCCTTCCGGGTCTCCATCTCGGCTTTGATGTCGCGGACTTCCTGCTCCAGGGCGTCCAGATCGGCATCTTCCTTTTCCAGTTCAGCCGGGATCTCGGCAAGCCGGGTCTCCAGCTGCTCAATGGTCATTTCCTTAATTTCCATTGATGGCCTCCAATATACGTTTTTTCTGCTCTTCCCTGGCTTTGCGCTTCTGGATCTCCTCCTTCGCCTCGGCAATAACTCCCTCGCCGTAGGCTCTCGCGGACAGGGCCGTCGCAGGATTGGCGGGCAGGGAAACGGCGGAGACGTCAAAGAGTTTCCGGATCCTCGTGATCGTTCTAAGGACCGTAACCTCGCCCGTATCATGATCTTCGGTTACATCGCGCTTATCTTCCGCGACAGTAAAGCCGAAGCTCATCTTGTTGGTGTAGCCGCCTTCAATCTCTTCGTAGAGCTGGCGGCCGATTTCGGTGCCGGACAGGTCGGCCTCGATGGCCAGACCGCGCTCGTCCGTGGACAGAGCCAGCGTCCGGTTGCTCATGCGGGCAAACACTCTGCCCTCATGGTTGTACTGCATGATGACATCGTTCATGTCGGCGCCTTCAAACGCCTTAGAATCGACCTGCTCCATGACGGTGTAGCCGTCTTCCTTCCAGAGGACATACGGCTCGCCGAATGTCGTTGCATAGCCCCGGACGATCTTCCGGCCGTCATCTTCAGAGCGGCGCTCAAACGATCCCAGGTCGATGTCTCTGTACTGCCGGCCTTCGTTCAGGCGGTCATCAATTGTTTTGCTCATCGTTATCTCCTATCTGCTCGGTAGCTTTGTAGTACTCCCCGCGTATCACCAGCTCGTCCCCGCCTTCGACCGGAGGCAGGTTCCAGATCTCCCTGGCGTCGTTCCGGCTCATGATCCCGCGGTCGACCAGCTGCGTGCTCACCTGAAGCTTGTCGGCGTTTGTCATATACTGGAGCCTGTTGGCCGTGAGCATGAATGCGTTGCCCCTCGTCCGTTCGTTGTACGAGTAGAGCATTTTCGTAATCGTTTGTGACATCATAATGCTCAGCGGCTCTATCACGCCTTCATAGAAGGCAGACCAGGCGTCGCCGTACGCTTTGTTCTCCAGGACGTCTTCGTTGATCCCGAAGTAATCGCAGATGCCTTTGCGGATGATTTCCATCTGGGCGGCTTCGACCGTGTACGGTTTGGCTTCCAGCTGCTTGATGTCGGTGTAGGTGTTGGGGAAGAGCAGGACGCCGCCGGCCTCCGCATCATCTGCGAAATTTTCACGGGAGAAGCGCCGGCGCTCTTTCGCCAGGTCCTTGTCCATGGCGAAGTTAGAGGCGCGTGCCATGAATCTGTAGGCTGCGCTGTTCTTGACGCCTTCCTGGATGCCCTTGTTGGCAATCCGGATCAGATCCATTGTCGGATGCAGGGCTGCGTTCGTTTCGCCCACAAAGTCCTTCTCGAACTGGAATCTGGTCAGGATCCCGCAGGCGTCAAACTCAATTGCTGCCTTCTGGCCGTTGCGGAAGGTGTACCGGAGGTACGGAACCTTTTGCGGCCCGTACTCCACGATCTCACAGCGGTCGGGGATTACGGTGTAGATCCCGCTCGCCTCTCCGTACTCGTCGTAAACCGGCACGATGTAGGCCGTGTTATGCACATAGAGGATTGTCGTGGTCCGGTAAAGGAACTGGCTCCAGGTCTGCCACTCGTTCGGGCCGTGCATCAGCTTGTTTTTGAGTGCCGGCTTGGCGGTCCCTGTGATCACAGGCTGGAGCTTCGATGCGTGCGTAGCGATCGCATTGATCGCTGCGCGGATCATCTGCATCTCGTAGATATTGCCGCCGCGCCCCGGCCAGACAGGCTCATATCCGGTAAACAGTTTGAACTGTCCGACCGGCTGGCCGATAGGTTTCGGCGCCCTGCCGAAAATTCTGTCAAACAGACCCATGTTTATCCCTCATTTCTAAGCTGGTCGGAAATCTCCTCAGCGTATTTGGATCGCATCGTCATGGCGTCCAGGATGGCAGCCATTCCGTCGATGTGTGCGGCGGGGTTGATCTTCACGAGCTTCCCGCGGCCTCGCTCTACGCTCATCTTGATGGCCGCGTTGAGCATATGCACTTTCAGCAAATCGTTGTCCCCGATATGGACCTTTCCGTCCATCATCAGGCCTTCCCACTCCTGGATCATCGGGTACAGGTTGTCGCCCTGGAAGACGTCGTCTGTATGGAAGCCGTATGTCTTCAGGCTCTGCACCAGGTACTGCGAGGAGTACCGGTCGTAGCCGATCTTCAGCGGCAGGATCTGATACTTCTCAACGAGCTCGGTGAGCCACCTGTAGCAGTCTTCATAGTCGATGATGTTGTCACCGGACGGCTCCAGGAGCCCGCGCTGGATGTAGATGTCGTAAGGAAGGCCGTCGTCCCGGATCGCCTCCTGGATCCGCTCGCGCGGGAGCCAGAATTTCGCCAGGACGTAGAGCTCGCCGTTCTTCTCGACCACCACGACGGCCGCGGTAAGGTCTCGCGTCTGCGACAGGTCGATGCCGGCGACACAGTAGGAATCCCGGAGATCCTCCGGGCCGAAATGCTTGCCGGAAGCGTTCTGCACCAGCTGAGCGTCAAGCCAGGCAGCTGCGCTGTTTTGCTTTATATTGCAGTATTTGGTAAGGAACTCGCGCTTCTTGGAGAGGCTCTCGTTTGCGACGTCGATCTCGTCCAGGATGGTCTGGACCTTTATCGAAACGCCAAGACCGGGAAGGCTCTTCCGGAGCTCATTGATGTCGTCCCAGCGGTCGACGCTATCGATCATATATAGCGCCGGCAGGAGGTGCCGCTCCTTGGAATCTCCCAGGAGCCAGCGGGTACCGCGCCGCATCAATTCATCGAAGATCCCTTCGTCAACATAGCCGGCGGAAGAAATCGAAACTGTTAGAGGTTGCTCTCTGGCTGTAGTACCGGAGACCAGAACTTCGTACATGCGAAGACCGCGTGCCGCGGGCCATGAGCTCATCTCGTCACAGACAGAGAGCATTGGGTTGTAGCCATCCGCCTTCTTTTCGTTGAAGGCGATCTTCCGGACGGTGGTGTTGTTCGCCTGGATGTAATAATCGTTTTTCCGCTTGACGGTCCGGCGCTCAAATTCCGGATTCTGTTTCATGGTGAACTCATAAGCGGAATAGACCAGATCTGACTGATCCAGTTTCGGAGCGACGCAGTAGATCTCTGAGCCAAACTCGCCGTCAACGTATGCCTCGTAATTGATGATCCC